GCATGCTCAACACCGCCAACCCACTTCATGTAAAACTCATCGTTTAGGATGTGAGTAGCCCCCTTTGGGATAGTTAACTTATTGCTCATTAGATTCTCCATCTCGTTATTGATATTGCAATACTAGCTTCATTGAATTCATATTACAACTAATCATTGAAGAAAACTTTGCCTTTCTTTTGAAGGCGCTCAATAAACGTTGGATCGTAGGGTTCGTCGTTTTCGTCTAGGACCAGACTGCGTTGACTGCATCGGCAGTTAACGGAATTTCCGTCACGACTATAAAACCTCTCCACCTCTTCACGCGTGTAATAGTGCCCGTGTCGTCGTGCGTGAGTCTTCCGTGTAGTTGGCAGTAAAGCAGAAAACCATAGAAGCTTTGTCTTGATACCTAATGCGTTTGCGTCTCTGTCTTGTGCTCTGCCTGCTTCTCTGTGTGCGTGATTAATCTCAGTCCTAGCCACTCGCAAGGCACGGGCAAAGGAGGCTTTATTGTTGCCGCTATTCCATTCAGGGATGCCAGCTTCTTGGTAAATCTGGCGAGCAATAACGCGCGGGTTTTGACCTTCTGATATGCCTTGCACCAAGATACGGTTAAGGTTTGCTTTCATAGTCGAATTGAGGTTTTGCATTTCCTCAAACATACGAGAGCGAACGATATTTATACGGGCTTGATGCGGCTGGCTGAATTGCAATGACTCTGGCGTGATCGGATATGTCGCCACTTGAGCAGCTAGGTTAGCGATCGCTTGAGTAGTGCCAAGATTAAACGAGCTAACACCGTAAGGCTCTAGCATTTCCCCGTTGTCGGTTTCTTGCTCGATGATATCGCCTATATCGTCTGCCAGCTGAAAGATAGAAGCAGGCGCAATAAGGTAGCGGTATTCGGTATCAGCATTAATCGTAATCTCTTGAGTCGGTATCTTGTTAAGCATGACTTTAACGCGTTGCCCGATACGCTTCATCGACTTACGCAGTGCAGCATCAGCAGTGCGAGTAATGCCCGCCGTTCCCACTGGTGCCTCGTCGTTTCGTGGTGTGATTGGGTTTCTCATGGTTAGCCTCTAATCATTTTTTAAACATTATACATTAAATTGTTTGCAATATCATAAAGTGTGCATTATAGTTTGCTATATCAATTAACGAGGGAGAAGAAAATGAAAAACTTTGAAATAGAAATGCAACGACTAGAACAAATCAAAAAAGACATGGCGGTACAGGCTAAGCGATTGGGGGTGAAGTGATGAGCGTCGAAAAAATAAAAGCCGAATGGAAGGTTCACACCCCCAACCTTCTTGTTGAAATTCTAAATAACCAAGGATCTTCAATACTTGAGAGGCCGCTACAAATATTTGCAAACATTCTATATAAGGTTTCTGAAAGAGCTTCTGAGATCAATGATCCAGAGCTTAACCAGTTGATGGCGAGGCTTACTATGTATGAAATGGCAGACCCAGAGCTTAAAGGCCATGACCCCGAGGCTCTTGCGTATGTTTTGTCCGATAAATACTTACAAGATAGCAAGGTGAAATCATGAACAAATCAAAAATAGTGGCGTATCATGACAGAGTTGTGATACTTGAGGACGGTAGGGCGTACAGACTGAATGGCAATGATGCTTGGGTAAGAATACAAGATGTTCCAGTTGATCGTTTTGAGAAAGTTGAATTTAACGAAACCAATCAAAACAAGGTATCGAGGTGAACTATGAGTAAATCAAAAATATTGGAAAAGCTGACCGTTGTAATCGACGTTGACTTTTTAGTAAAAGAGCTTCCTGAGCTGGTTAACAAAATCAAAGCCGAGACGGTTCTTGACTGCATAGAAGAATGCAAGAAAGAGGTGTACTATGGCGGCGCTTTTGATATGAAATACATGGGGGAGTATTGCGATATAAACAAAATGAAGAACTACGCAAACAAACTTAAGGCGGGTGAACTATGATCAATGTGAAAATACAGGCGGTTTATGATGACGGAACTATCTGCCACCATAAAAGCTATGGAGAAGATCTAAACCTTGCGCTTGATGAGTGCAAGGAGTTAAACATAAAGGCGTCGCATGACGTAAGATATCAGGTTGTTGTGGAGCGTAAACTATGACCAACAAACAATTTCTACAAAACAGACTAGAGCAATACACCGAGCACATGGAAAACGCGCGCGAAGATGGCGACTTTGCCATGTTTACAAAGTGGGAGTTTGAAGTTAATAACGTTAAGACTTTGATTGAAATGAATGATAAGAGCGAGGTGAAAGGATGTCTGGAATAACAGATCTAACTATAAATATTGCACTGATATATTTGGTGCCACACATAATCCTATGGTTCGCGCTTGATTTGCATAAGAAGGTTGAGGAGTAGGGTATGGGTGAATGGATTACTGTTGATAGTGAGAAACCAAAGCACGGAGAAAAAATATTGGCGTGGTGCTCAAATAAAAGTGATTGGTTTTCTGGTTATTTTTCAAAATATGATGACCTTGAGGTTTGGGCTATTTATGAAGGTAGCGCAACGGAATCAAATGTAACTCACTTTATGAGAGTGTCTACACCAGAACCACCGAAATAAAAAAGGGGCTATTCAGCCCCTTCTTCCTCTTCCTCTTCGCCTTCTGGATAATCATCCACCAACTCAAAAGAGCCCTCGATTGCTTCATAACCTGCAACCTCGCGCATCTCTTTGTCGGTAAATATCACAGGATGACCTTCTGGAATCGCACCAGCCATTGCTAGAGAGCTAAGTGTTTGCGCATGCTTGAAGTTGATGTCAACCATCCTGCCAACGGATTCTAATTTCTCAGCCAGTGAAGGCTGGTACAAATCTTCCCACAGGATCGCGTAATTGCTCTTACTGATCGCGCCCATTTCCATGAGCCAGTTAACCATGCGAGCAATGGACGTATTCAAGAAACCTTTTCTTCTAGACTCCATTTTGCCGCACCACGTTTTGTTGTTTTCGGTGCTAGATCGTTCGTCTGTTTGCTGGCCGATAATCTCAGTCAAAGGTATGCCAGTACCAGCGGATAACTCGTCCTTGTAAACAGACATAAATCCACTAGGATCAGGGACGGTAATTTGTAGCGGCTTGAAGTCTACACCTTGAGCAGCTAATACAGAGTTAAAGTTTTTGTTGAAGTCTGCCACTTGATCACTGATAGCGTCTGGCAATTCGTTAAGCTCTACGCCGTACATCTGAGCTAACTTATTGATATCAGAGTCTGTGCTAATGTCCATAGTCATAGAGCCACGGGAAGACTTGTAGTAACCCTCGCCACCAGCACCACTGACTTTCTCGATATTGATTAGCGTATTGAAAACAGGTTCAAGCGAAGAGTTGCCGTAAATCGTGCCGTTTAAAGCGCCCTCGGCCCAGATGTTTACGCGAGTATAGTTGATAGTCGTCTGATTGTTAGTGTCTGGATCTTTATCACCTTGAGCGGACATATCCAAACAGTAGGTGACAGGCAGGCCGTAACGGGTAGACTTAATGTTCTGATCAGCTTGCTCAACCTCAAGCATCGCCTCACTAACAACCTTAAAGCTTTCTATTTGATTAGGTCGGATGCGACCTAATTTATCCGCGTATGATTTGCCGTCACGAGCCTCAACAATGATGCCAGCATACTGGCCAATAGACTGCATGCGGTCGGCTTCTTTACAGATATCCCAAAGGCCATGCTTATCAAAGAACGCAAACACTTCACGCTCCCAAGAATTGTATTCTTTGCCTTTGCGTGCCTCGTCAGTCATCAGCCATGGGTGAGTTTGCCAACTCTTATCGACTGGACGATCAACCACAGCCGACGCAAACGGATTGCGCTTGTACATCGCATAGAAGTTTTCAAACTCGAGGTGTGGTAGGTAGCCGTAGTCATCCCAGCAGTCAGGATGCGCGGCGTCTTGACTTCCGAACGACTCCACGAAGTCGGTGCGTCTTATTTCTAGCTGACGGTTTAAGTCGTTTAGAGCTAACTTAAACCCTTCTAAATTTGGTTTGGACATAAAGAGAGGCCTCATATTGTATGAGGCCAATTATAGCGCGTTGTTTCGTGTATGTCATTTGTGGTCTACAACCACCCCTTCCTTTCCATCCAATTACACACTGGCACCGCGATAATGCCAGTCACGATAAGCAAGCCAAAGAATGCGCCAATCAGAATGCCAAGCACTGGCGCGGCTATTATTAGGCTGTCTATTGTTTGCATGTTAGCTCCTCAAGTCTTCTGAAAACCTCTTTAGTAACATAAATAGGAAAATCCCCATCGATATGGATGATATTGCACTTATTCCCATAGACCGTCTCAAGATGATCAAAGAACTCTTGAGGTTTCACTTCTACTGCCTTACCTTTCAACGCTCTTAAAGCCTCTTCATTTACTGCCATATCAACACCCCTTCATCATAAATCGCTTAAACGTCTCAGGATCGGTTGGAGCTTCGTATGCTTTCTGTATAACAAAGCGCAAACCTTCACCAAAGCCTAGTTCGTCATAGTATTGCTGCACCGTTTCTTTGCTGTAGCCTT